ATTGATCAAGTAATCAAGTTATATATTAAATATATTCATGAATTTGTTCATGTTGCGAAATCAAATATGTTAGTATTTGTGATGGAAAAGACAGGGGCTAGTTATGATCCAAAAAATAAAGTTGATATAACGAGTGGACTGAAAATAATTCGAGACGGTATACATATAATGTTTCCAGGAATAACTACTCATTCAAAAATAGCGTTTAAAATTAGAGATGGTGTTTTAAGTGAAATTGATAAGATTTTGTGTAAATATAATTTTTGTAATAGCATTAAAGAAATAGTAGATGAAAGTGTAATAGAACGTAATAATTGGTTTTTGTATGGTTCAACAAAACCTAATCAAAGCGCTTATTTGGTCAGTAGAGCAATACGTTATGATATTAATGAAGAAGGAGATATTAATCTAAATGAATTTAATATAGGAACGTATAGCACTTTTGACTATGTCCGTATGTTTAGTATTTTGAATCGAGATAAATTACCTTGGAAAATAGCTATAAAAGCTCAATATTTATCAATATTAGAAGCAGAAGGTGTTATTGGTAAAAATGAGTATGAAAAGCATAAAGATGAGAGTAGAAAACGTGGAAAACGTGTCAAAAAACGCTCAGTAGAAGATATTGATTTAATTAAAAAACTTGTGAATCTACTTAGTGAAACACGTTCGGTTGAATATAAACCTTGGATTGAATTAGGTTGGTGTCTACATAACTTACATAATGCGGATGATACTTTGTTAGAATTGTGGATAGAATTTTCAAAAAAAGCTCCACAATATGCGGATGAAGCGGATGAAAAATGCCGTGAATTGTGGGAAAATATGCGAGATGAAGGTATGGGAATCGGTAGTTTAATTCATTGGGTAAAAATCGATAACTTTGATGGTTTTAAACAGTTAGAATCAGAAGATATGAATCGACAAGTTCGTCTTTATATTACTAAAAATAAATTAGAACATAACGATATAGGTAAACTTTACCATAAAAAGAATAAACATCATTATATAGCTGTATGTAAGAATAAGAATAAATATGCTTGGTATCAGTTTGAAGATCATAAATGGAATGAACTAGGTAGTCATTCTAAGCTCCGTAAAGATCTTAGTGACGATATTAGTCTAGTATTTAATAGACAAGCTGAGTATTTTACAAGTATGGCTTCAAATATGGGAGGAGATGACCCTAACTTTAATAGTTATCAAGAATTTGCTCAACGTGCCTTAAAAATTTCACAAAAATTGCGGCAAACAGCTTTTAAAAATAGTGTAATAACTGAATGTCAAGATGAATTTGTAGATGAAGCGAAAAATTTTATTGATAAAATGGATGAGAATGTGTATTTGATAGGGTGTAATAATGGGGTCTATGATTTACAGCGTATGGAATTCAGAGATGGTCGTCCAGATGATTTAATCACGCTTTCAACTAAAATTGATTATGACCCAGATATTACTTGGAATGATGAACGTGTCATTGATATAATGGAATTTATCTCTAAAGTTTTACCTAATAAAAATGTAAGGGAATATGTATTACAAATTTTTGCCAGTTGTTTGGACGGATCAACAAAACGTGAAAAACTATATGTATTTAGTGGGTCAGGTGGTAATGGTAAATCGAAATTAATTGAATTATTAGATAAATCTCTTGGGGATTATAGTAAAGGTATTTCCATTGCGTTACTTACAAAGAAAAGGGCAGATAGTAATGCGGCACAACCTGAACTGGCTCAAACAAAAGGTCGGCGTGTTATTAAATTCCAAGAAGCAGAAGAAGGTTCGAAAATTAATACCGGATTAATGAAAGAACTTACTGGAGGTGATAAAATTACCTGTAGAGGACTTTTTCAAGACCCAATAGAATTTAAACCACAATTTACTCCATTCCTTATTTGTAATGATAAACCAGAATTGCCACCACATGATGATGGAACTTGGAGACGCGTTCGGCTTATTGAATTTATATCTAGGTTCGTTCCAGAAGAATCTGACGTTGATCCAAGTCGAAATATATTTCAAATCGATTATGACCTTAGTGAAAAGATTAACAACTGGGGACAAGCATTTTTATGGATTCTAACTGAATATTATAAGAAATATCGAGCAGCTGGAAGTGAAATACGAGACCCTACTGAAGTTATGGAATATACAAATAATTATAGAAAGCAAAATGATATCTTCAATCAGTTCTTTAATGATTGTATTCACAAAAATAGTCTTAATGATGTATTCTATTTAAATGACGCATTTAGAGAATATAAACTATGGTTTAAAGAGAATTATCAAGGAACTGGACAAAAACCACAAAAAAAAGATGAACTACAACGTTACTTTACTAAAAAAATTGGACCACCCCATGATACTAACGATTTTGTTCATAAAACAGCGAATCAACACACTGGCACTTGTTGGTTAGGATATCAATTAAAACCTTACTATGGAGGTAATACAAATAATGGAATATCAGCTAATACTACATCTAATATAGTAAATTTACTTGATGAATTAGAAAAATAATTATATATAAATATTTTATTTATATAAAACTATTGTTTGATTTACTAAAGACATATTCGCCCCTTTTACAGTATCTATCAATTTATTATTCTTTATAAACAGAAATGTAGGCATTGAATTTATTTTAAAATGTTCTGTTATATCATCACACTCTTCTACATCTACTTTCAAAACTAATATTCTATTATCATATTTACTTTCTAACTCATTAACATCTTTAGCTATTTTATTACATGGCTCACACCATTTAGCATAAAAATCTAAAACAATTAGACGTTTTTCTGTTTCTATTAATTGTTTAAGACTTAAAAGTGTCAAGGGAACTTCACACATAAAATATATATATTTATATTCTAATATTTTTTATGTATTTGTTAAATATAAAATTAAATCTTGAAAATATTTTAAATTAAATTCAGCATATTTAAAACAATCACTACATAAGATAGCATAACAACCTCTACATCTCTTTTTAAATTTATAAAAACGAATATTTATTTCTTTTAAACAATGACTACAAACTTTATCTTCACTCTCTTTATAACTAAAGCAACACAAGCAATTTATATTGTTTAACAATAGGTCATATTGTAATTTATTTATATGATTTATAATATAGTTTATTTTATCATCTTTATTATTTTCACGATGTAACACTTTAATAATATTACCATCTTTAAAATATTCTAATTTTATTATATCATTATCATATGAAAATTGAAATATCTCTAATTTATGCTGAATAATTCTACGTTTATACACTGAGTTGTTCATACTATAATATTTAAGAATATATGGATTACATTATTAAAACGTAATTTTTTTAATTTATTATTATATATGAATATTAGTTCTATTTATTGTAAAAATCCGGAAGAATTAGATACATTTGACCTGAATGACCTTAAAAAAAAATGTCGTGAATATGGCCTTAATGATCATGGGACCAAAATAACTTTGTGTCAACGCATTCAAAGTTATTTAGAAAATATAAAAACTTCAAATGATAATTATTTAGATGTAAATAATATAAAAAAAATAAATACAATTTATGACTTAGTATCCGTATTAAAACTTGAAGACTTGTCTCAAATTCATGACCTAGATATGTTTGAAGTTGAATTTCTATTTAATGAAATTAGTAAAGAATATCCACAAATTATAGATGAAATGAAAACATTAATAAAAAAATATCCACCCATTGATAAAGAACGAGGTGATATTGATACAAAAATGCTACTTATAACAGATTATTTAGGAAAAATTATGTGTGATTGTATTAAAAATAATAAAAAAGAATTTAGAAAAAGAGCACCAGACGTATGTAAACGCAGCATTTTTAGAAATCGTAATCTAAAAATTAGCCAATATAAATGCTCTAAAAATAAAGCAACTATATTACCTAAATTCGGAGAAAATAAAGTAATTCATTATGATGATTGACATGGAATTTTAGGAACATATTCCTCTAAACAAGGACAACAACCTTTATAAGCACTGCCCAAACAATCAATACAACTACCTAGTGTTCCATTACGACAAGTCTCTACACAATTTAAAACATCTATACCACATTGAAGCCACAATGATTTATCACAACTAGTTACATTATTAGTTAACTTACTTAATTCAAATAATACATCTTTAACACTACTGCTATTATAAAGACTAAATGACCAATGATTATAATCTCCAGCAGAAAAACTACTATTTGTCAGTGATTTCAAAAAATATACACCTATATATTCATTTGATATAGACTTTTCTTGATTAGCGAAACATAATCCTAAACACAAAGATAAACACAATAGAATAGCTACACGCATTTTATTATGGTTATCTATATAACCTTTTCTTTATATAGTTTTATCTCTCGTTATTTTACCTTTTTCTAAAAATATGATTCTATTCATAATTTTTAAAATATCATTATCATGTGTTATTATAATTAATGTTTTATCAGAAATATTATTTAAAAGTTCCAGCAAATAATTTTTACTATTTTGGTCAAGACTTACAGAAGGTTCATCTAAAATCATAACTTTTCGATTGGGCTGAATAATATGACGTAAAATATATAATAATTGTCTTTGTCCACCACTTAATTTAGCACCATTATTACCAACCTTACGTTTTAAATCATCACCAAAAAAATTATGAATTTTATACTTTTTTATTATTAATTCTTTCTCTACATCATTTAATATTGAACCATAAAACAAATTATCTTCAATAGTTCTATCAAATAAAAATATATGCTGAGGAATATATGAAATAATAGAACGATATTTATTAATATTTATATCATCAATATCAACATTACCAAAATATATATTTCCTGAAGTAGGTTTGATTAGTTTCATTATTAACTTAACAGATGTACTCTTACCACAACCTATTTTTCCCATAATAGCTATACGCTGTTTGTATGGAATGCTTAAATTAAATTTATCTAATATAGTTTCATAAGATATATTTACTAATTGAATATCAAAATTATCAACATTTGAAATTGAACGGTTATTTTCTAATATATTGACTTTTAAATTATTCGCTATATTATCAAAAGCATTTATTTTTTCTGATGTTGGACCTATTATAGTCATAACTTGATACATTTCTAATAATATTATCATAATAAAAATGATTAAATTTTGCTTTTTCTCAACTAATAATGTTGGAAATTTATAAACTATGATATAAATAAATGATAATAAAAGCAATGTTATTACTAACATCAATAAATACTTTCTCGTAGTAAATAAATAATAAAAATTAGTTGATTCAGACTGTAAACGAATATTATCATTTGCTAAATTATTTATTTCAAATTCTCTTGTATTATTATTATAAATTGATAGCAAATTATAAATATAATCACTAAATAATCCTAGAAATTTATTTTTATTCGTTTCATTTATTTTACCTTCATTATTATATAAATTCATCATTTTATACGATAAAAAATAAATAGTAAATATGATGAATAAACTAATGAATCCTACTTTTATATTAACATATAAACTATATGAAATAAATATAATTGGTAATAAAATTAGTGTTAATTTACGCCACTTATGGTGATTTGTAATATCAAATAAACAATTATTTAATTTTTCAAAATATGTAGTTAACAACTGCGGTTCCATACCACGAATATCACGTTCATATTTAAAATATACCGCATTTGTCATACGCTCTAATAATATATTACTTATGCTATCATTTATTTTATTTGTTTTATAATCTAATAATGATTGAAATAAAAAAGATATAGTTAATAATCCAGTTAAAAATATAATATATGTTTTTGTATCATCTCCATTACTTATAGTTTGTATAATTGAAAATACTAACCGTTGAACCATAAATTTATCAATGATAACAAAAGAAATTGCTGCTATTAATAATATCATAAATAATAGTTTATTTTTATTAAGAGCCTCTTTATAAATAGATAATATAGATAATTGTTCCATATATATATTATGTATTATTAAAATATAATGATTTATTATTAAATGAATGTATTTTAATCATTTTATCTATTCGCTTGATATCAGTAAAAATTATTTTTGTAAATAATAAATCGGTTGTTCCATTAAATTGAATTCTACCAATCTTATCAATACATGGAACCCTAAAATAAATAGAAATACTTGTTTCTTGTTGTATTCCATAAATAATATCATATGTAATACCCGAAATACTTTGTAAATAATTATTTAATAAAGTAACTATCATCTCAATAATTATATATAAATTAAATTTAATACTAAATATTACTTTAAATGGAGGATATTTATTTAAAATCACAATATTCATAGGTATATGCGTTTTTATATTTCGAATTAAATAAATTAATAATTTTGCTACATTTTCATTTAACAACTGTGATATTATTTGTTCAATAGAACCATCTCTATATAATGTTTTAATTCTTTTCGATAAAAATAAATCCGGATAATAATTTATAACTTGTTTAACATATTGTTTATAATTATTATTAATACGCTCACTAAATTCTTCTGGGTTGCCTTTACACGATTTTATTATTGATAAAAATAATATAAACGTAGTATTATCATTTACTTGATTTTCATTATACATTTTTACGATATTACAAAAAATCTTTGCTTTCAACATAACATCTAATTTTATAAATTCAGTTTTCAGATAATTGTGTAACACAGATAAACTATCTGAATCTATATTATTCATAATATTATTAAATTTATGCATTTCCAATAAACCACTGCTATTAAAATCTAATTTATAAAGCAACCCATCATTTTCTAATATATATTTTTTTATAAAATCAATCAAAATAGATTCAAAATCATTTGGATTTTTACCTATAACATATGGAAGGATTATATCTATTTCATCCTTTGATAAACCATATGTTAAATATTTTTTATCAATTTGGTCTTGACAATATAACATAATATAGTCTTTATTTATTTTATTACCATTTTCTATTACATTTTGTATGAAACGATAGTTACAATATAATCGATATAAAAAATCACGACGTTGAATACGTTTTTCTGATTTTAAAGCTAACATTGGATTTTTATCTACATTTTCAATCATTTCAATTAAATCTTTTATATATTCATGTAATCCCATAAATAATGTATTATTTTTACCATATTCTATAGCATTGATTGCCCAGTTCCAAATCGTATTTATTTTACTATTATCGTTATTATAAAATGTGATATCAATCAATTCGGCACTACTTTCTAAAACTAAATCTTCTATGGGATTACCTATTTCAGCATTACCAACTTTTGTAATATCCATTTTATAATCAATGATATCCATAGATAATAATAAACGAAATACAGATATATTAGAAAACATATTATTTAAATATGTTAGTCTTATTTGACTACCTTCTACTTTAATTGAATAATTACCATTGCCGAAAGATACATTACTCGTATTTAATATAGATGGTAATTTTATTTCAATACCATCCCGATTTGGATAAAAACTTTTTATCTCTCTTACTATATTTTCATTTTTAACCAATTTTAAATAGAAATTTTCATCAATCTCATTATATATTTCTCTATATTCTGTTATAAAATATAAACATATATCTTTCATTACTATTTTTAAATATTCATTGAAATGAACTGAATCTGAAAAATATGGATTCACTATTAAATTGGTATCTATATCAGTTGGAGCATTAGCAATATCAGGTATTTCTT